GAGGTTGGCTTCATCCTCGATTGCTTGATTTACTATCTTCTGATAATCTTTGTACTCGTTTTGCAGGGCGTTGAACTCCTGCTCACGAGTATTGTACTTGGTTTCCCAGTCAGCTACCTCTGTCTGGTACTTAGCCAAGCGGGGGTCTTCTTTGCCCCCCATGAGAGCTTCGTAGATCTCTTTGTTACGGTCGAGATCGTTGTTCAGCTCTTCCATCTTCTTACTGTAAAACGAGCCGATACGCTCGCCCCACGGCTGAAGTTGATCCGGAAACGACTCGTGTTTGCCGTCCCATGTGTCCCAGCCGAACTCGTCCGCAGAGGGAAAAGAGACGGGGGCCTCGGCTTCTGGCTGAGGATCTGGTTCGGCAGTTAGGGAGGACTCCACCTCGACAGGCGCATCCGCTGCGGGCGCGGCCTCTACAGGCGCGGCATCCACAGTTTCAACGGTCTCAGGGGCCCCCGCCTCAAGAGCTTCTTCACTCATCTTCACTCTCCCTTTTCTTTTTGTCGTCGGCCAAGGCAAACTTTGCTACCTTGATCCGCATCTTGCCCCGTCCTTTAGGGCTCAAATCGTTGCCTTCAGCCATAGGGGGCGGCAACATCCCGCCCATGAGATCGTCCATCTCTTCCATAGCTTCGGTGGCTTCCGCCTCGTCCATCTCTTCAACTGCACCATCCATAGGGCCCATGTCTTCTGGGGCCTCGTCCATCATAGGCTCTTTCATCACCAGATCGTATCCAGTTTGGTCAAGCATGGACTTCAACTCCATCTCGGTCTGAGGTGGGTTGTCTTGTAGCTGGGTCAGTAAATCGTTCATGGCAGGCATAAGGGCCTCCTTACAAGCTGATTAGTAAACATAAATATTCTTGTCAAGTTTACCAGACTGTTTAGCCTTCTCTTTCTTACGCCGTTTCTTCTTATCTTCGAGGTCACGGTAGCCCATGCGGCGTGCTGTGGCCTCGGCCTTCTCGGCAGCGGCGTCCCTATGCTTCCTCCAAGCTGCGGAATCAGCCGATAGGATTTCACAATCTGGATTCTTGCGTTGATACTCACGCCAGTCGGCTCCGTTTTCAAACGTCTTGCCAACCTGCTTGACGACTAAAGGTTTAGAAGGCATGGGCCCGATGAGGGCGACCTCGCTGATGACTGTTTCAAGCACGGCACTACACTCTGGACACGTAGTTTTCCCGTGCTGGGCAAGCGGTACGTAGATGTCATTGAAGTACCCGCATCCAGCGGGACACTTAAAATCATACATAGGCATCAGTACTTTCCCTTTTTCTTGCGCTTCGTCATGTTGATCCCTTGGGCAACAGCTTGCTTGCGCGGTTTGCCCTCCTTAAGGAGCTTCTTGATCTTGTCGCTAACACGTTCGTCTGATGACTTGTACTTAGCCATTACTTCTCCTTACCCTTCTTCTTGCGGACCAAGGGGACCACAAGACGAAGGACAGAGCCTACAATATCAAGAATCTTCTTAACAGGAACGCGCATCGTCTTATCGGCCAGTGTCGCCGCGACCACCACCAGCAGCGGCTCCAGCTTTTTCGGGAGCATCACCCGTACCGCCACGTGGGCCGCGAGCCACCTTGACCTTCGCGTCTGTGTCCTGACCGCCACGGAAAGGGGCTCGTCCTTCTCCTGTCTTAGAGCGCAACTCCTTCTTAGTGTCTGGTTGGCCCTCCTGTGCGGAATATGCGCCGTACTTCGGATCCACTTTTTCAGGAGCGTCTCCTGTACCCTTGCCTGCGGCGAGTTGGCTCCTAGGTGCCTTTTTATCCCTGCCGAAGGCCCTGTCTTCCGCTCTGGCCTTAAGCTCGGCGGCGCGTTCGGCTCCGACCCTTTGTTCGATGCGACGAATAAGCGCTTTTGTTTTCTGGTGCTCAACACCATGCTCTTCAAGGCTCAAGACAAGAGCTTTTACGTCTTCTTCGTCCATTGTATCAGATGCTACGTTGTTGACGTTAGGCATCTCAGTAGCGCGTTCTATCATTCCGTTCATAATCGACTCCTAAATAAATGGATTGCCCGGTCCGCCCATGGGCGTGGGGACAGGTGGTGGTTCTGTACCTTCGGGCAATGCACCCGAGTTGAGTGTATCAAGGTTAGCGTTAGGGGGCAACGGACCCGGCATACCGGGCATAGGTGGCATACCCGGCATGCCCGGCATGCCCGGCATGCCCGGTTGAGGTGGCATGGCCGGTGGTGCCGTCGGTCCTTTCTGTACAGCAAGAACTTCACGCATCTGTAGCAAGTCAAGTAGCTTTGTCAGCAGCTTCTCTTGGTCTACGATGGGAGATTGCAGGAGCAACGGCATATACTGCTGAAGTTTCTGGAGCTGCACAAGGCGGTGGTTCTCCGTAGGTGAGTACGGAATAGCCTCGTAGTCGTACTCAAGGGCCCGGTCTTCAGGGTCGCGCTCGCTAACGAACTGAAGCGAATCACGTGTCGCCGTCAGAACTTTTTGGCTGTCGGTCAGACGGATGGGCAGAAGAGAGTCCTCTGCAAGGAACTCTTCGTACAGAGATACAACCTTATCGGCCATGTCCCGTAGCATATCTTCAACCTGCTTTATTCGTCGTCCGTTTCTTGTTCGGGTCGCAGTGTCGGCAAGCGCGACCTCCGTAGCAACGTCCGCCACACCCACAACCCCCCGACTATACTGAGGGATGCCGAGGATAAACTCAATGACCTGATTACATCTTGCGCGCATCTCCTTAAAAGATGGCGTGATGGATGGGATGGGTGTCTGTCCAATGATGTCTCCGAGAGGCGCGTTGGCCTTACCCTGAATCGCCACCATGGAACCCGGTTGGTTCGCATCTGCGAGGGAGGTCATGATGTCTTCGGGGTTATCGACCAACGCTGTGTTAACAAGCATGACAGGCGTCGAAGTGTGTGCGTGCCATAGCTCAAGGGTATCAATCTCGTTCAGGCGCTCTTGCAGAGACTGGATAAGCTTGATGTCCGACAGGCCCGCGAGGTTTGCCATGTTCTCGTTGAACGACAACAACGTAAACGGGTTTTTGGCGTAGCGGTATGGAAGCTCGCCAGCAAACAGGGGCTCCTCTACGTCCTCAAGGAAGTGGTAGTAGCGGCCCTTGCCCTGAAAGTCATACACCTCGTAGACCGTGACCCACTTGTACACGCTGCGCGAGGCCTCGTTAAGCATCGTAGAGTTCTTAGCGTTGTCCTTCAGCCATGTCGGAAAACCTGTAAAGGTAGCCTTCTCAGCGACCTTTTCGTTGTACATCGTACCCCGACCTTGCTTCTTGGCTCGGCGTGTTTTGAACTCTGCCTCGGTCAGGACCGTCACCTCTACAAGGTAGCGAATGTCGTCCCACTTGGCAGCGGACATATCGAAGAACACGTAACGAGGGTCTACCTCGAAGATCTCAGCCGAGCCCTTACGGAAGTTCCACACTGTCTTCGTGAAGGCCCTGCCGCAGATGGACGTGTTGATCGCGGTCTTCCACAGCTTTGCATGTAGCTTGTTACGGCGGAACACGTCGTTGATCAAAGCTTCGCGGAACTGTGCGGCGGGCCGCATCTTCTCTTGACGTGCGAGCACGGTCATCTGAGGGTTCTGTGGGCAAATGTTGGCGATCATCGTGTCGATGAAAGCATAGGGGTAGTTGGTTTCGAAGTTGATGTCCGCAGTAGGGTCGTCCATAATAGGCGTAGAACCTGACGGGCGATCAGGTTGCGCTCCCCAGTACTCAGATACGTACCACGCACGCCATCGGTCCCACTCGGTCCGCTCCTGCTTAGACTTCGACTTGTGGGTTCTGATAATACCCTGTATCTGTTTGCCTGTAAGTGCCACGCGTCCTCCTAGTTAGCCCCGGCTTTTTTCTTTACTGCGTCTTGTACAAGTAGCACGTCCGCCAAGATCTGCATCGCTAGATCGGGCGTCAAGATCTGCGTACCCTCAATACCTGTCGGTATGATACGTGCCAGTCCGATGGGACCTCCTTCCTCTTCGCCGAGCATGGCGACGATAAGAGGTTCAACGTCACGCGTGTAGTCTTTCTTGGCAAGGTCCATGATGATAGCACGGTACAAGTCCGTCGGATTCACGTAGCCAGTGGCGGTTTCCTCACCTAGAGGACTACGCTCGGGCTGGGCAACGTAGTCAGGTCGTCTCTCTACAGGGGTAAACAACAACGGATCATTCGCGTCTAGCGGGCGGCGAGCCGTGCGGGCCATGTTAGGGAGCTGCTCTAGCGGGGTACCAAATAGTTGTCGGAGCATCTGCCGGATGGCTACATTCGAGGCCTCAGTCGTAGCAAGAAGAACCTCAGCAGGAGGCGACACAGCAGCCATGTTCTCCACACCCTTCCTGATAGCTGCAAGCTTGGCCGCACGGGGCAACGCATAGAACGATTTGACTCCTGCCTCTACAGCGCCGGGAACCGATGCGATGCCAGAGGCTAGGGCCGAGCCGCCGCGAATCACAGCACCCGGTGCACCAAACAGCGCGTTCTTTATTGTTGATGGAGAGTTACGAATCATCTCTTTAGTACGGCGGATAGCGGAGGCGGTCACGCTGTAGTCCAGATCGTCTACCGCAAACACCGGGTCGAGAGGGTCGATGCCTGCGTTAGCCGCTTTGCGTGCAATAATACGAGAGATAATCGTGCGCTCTTCCGGACTAAGGGCCTCGCCGACGCCGTCGATGACAGCTTCTATCGCCTTAACGCGTTTGATGGCTTCTTCGTCAAGACCAGCAAACGGGTGCCTCGGGTACGCTTTCCGCGCTGCGTCTGGATACCTATCTAGGGCTCCCTGCCTCGTCTGCTCAAGCAAGCGGGCCTCGTCCGTAAGATCGTCCATCGTTAGACTGTCAACGAGTTCAGCGAACTGTTGCTGTTGGCGCGTACGTGTGTCCACTGGACCGTCAGGCAGATCCATGTTGACGCGAGGGCCCTCTATCTGGCTAGCCGCTCGAACACTCGGCACACGCTTCAGGGCCTCCTGCGCGATCATCGTCTTGGTGCCGGGGCCTTCAGGTGTTGTGGCTTCGGTACCTACGCGAGTTGGACGCTCTTCACCAGCCTCGGCTGCGTCCGCAGCAGCGTCAGCGGTGCCCTTTTGAGAGCGATCTGCTTGTTGTCTGCGAAGCTGTTCTTGTTCAGACAGATCAGCGGGGCCACCGATAACTGCGCCTCGTGGGGTCGCTGTGGTCGTCAGATAGTCATACAGGATGTTGCGTGGGATGTCGCCCTCGGGGACGCGTGCAGTCAGGCGTGTCGGCGCACGTTCGCGGCGAGGTTTGCCTACGTCAGCACTAAGAGCTTCGAGGTACGAGCTAATGTCCTCGTAAGGGTAATCCACCCCTTCGACTTCAATCGGAGCAACCTCCGGGCGTCGCTGTTGCTGGAGCATATTGATACGGTCGGCTAGGCGTGTACGTCTCACTGGGCCTCCTCGGTCGTCTTCTTGAACTCAACAACATCGTCGTCAGGCTTCTCAAACGACGCATCGTATTCGCTATCAAGCCGTTCTTTAAGTTCGCGTAAGACACGATGGACGTTGGACATAGGATTATATTTGGGGTCTTCTGCCATTATCGCCTCCTGTAACGGCTCCTACGCCATGATGTACGCTTACGATTCTTACCCTTAGTAGAGTCTTTTCGGTACTTCTCAACTTGGTTGTATGTCATGTCCTTAAACAATAACACATTCTCAAGACCTTCGGGGGGCCCTGTGGTCTTGTAACGCCTCGGAGCGTACCTCGCCCCTAAACATGCAAGTTGAAGCGCGGATATTTTATCCCAGTGGTGTCGATCGCGTCGTTTACCGGGCTTGCCTGAGTGTAATATCTCAGACGCTGCGCTGCGTTCTGTCTGCTTGTCCTCTCGGTAGGAGCCCAGTTGGTCTACAGTGTCCTCGTCTCGGAGGATAAGCTCGTCGCGTAAGGCGTCTTGTAGATATGAAAGCATGATTGAGATGGACTTAGCGGTGGCTGCGACACCGGGCTTGTAGGCTTTTTCGTAGTAGAGATTTGGGTAGCCAGCATCTTCAAGCAGAGCCAGAGTAGCCACACCGACGCCGTTACTCTCAACGACCACCATTGCGTTGTTGTATTTAGATCCGACCTCGAAGATCTTACGCGCGAAGACAACCGGGTCCGTGGTGTCTCCAAAGGTCGCAACTTGGGTCCATTCTCCATCGTACACCTTCAACACTTGGAATGACGCGTGGTCTCTCGCAGCATAACCCGCAGGGTCAACGCCCATCACATACGTTGCCCCTGCTTCGGGCTCCTCGTATTCCATGTACGGAGCCTTCCATGGGATAAGCACGCTGTTCTGATGACGCCTAAGTAGGTCGGCGTGGAACACAGAACCGACAGAGGAAATCCAACAACTCACGTCATCGAACGGATAGTACACCTTGAAAAGGTCGGGGTTACGCCGGATCTCAGCATCTGTCTCCAACATAAGACGACGGAATGCGAGGTTCTCTTTCGTTAGCCCCTTGGGTCCGTAGCGGTTAAGAAGATCTATCTCCTCATTCTCTAGGGCCAACCCTTTCGGCCACTGACGTTTGTTGAGCTGACCATCCCAGAAAGGAAAGAACGCGTAGACCCAGCGACCGAGTCCCATCTTGGCATCGCGACACTGGTCACGCCACCATTCGGCGGAAGGCTCACTCATGGGCGAAGGCGTAGACTCTAGCAACACAAGTGATCGATCGCGGTTGATCATCGAGGGGTAGATCATAGAGAACTGATGACCTGCGTTACGCCAGTAAGGGAGTTCTGAGCCATGGAAGCTGTCCGGTGATTGACCAATACCTACTGCACCAGATTCTCCAGACAGCACGCGCATCTTCCCGCCGTGCTGAAAAGTCAACTGCCTTACCTCGCGGTTCGGTACCGTCGGTGCCCGTACAGGTTCTGGCCACCTGCTATGCGTTAAGTGGATACGACGGTGGAGGTATTCTGCCCGATCTCGGTTATCAGCAATACAAACATGGTCGTGTCCGGGTGTGTACGCAGAACGGACATAGCCACACAGTTCAGCGGTTAGGCTCTTCCCGCCCTGTCGATAACCAAGGACAGTCAACCACTTGGTCTGTCCAAACGGAGTTTCTGGTGGTTCGGAGTAGTACGACACCACCGTCTCCTGAAGACGCTTCGTGATGGCAAACGGGTCGTAGGTGTGCTCCCGCCCTGTCTTCTGATCGATGATACTGGCGTAGGCCCTGAGGCTAATCGCAGGGTCTCCGAGCGCAGCCAACGCCTCTTCGTCGAGCGATGCGGTCATTACTTCATGCTCTTCTTGCCCTTGCACTTCCAACGCTTGCGCGACAGGTTGTTGGGCGTGTTAGGGTCATTCTGTTTTTCTTTCGACAACCGTTTTTTGATCCCGAAGGAGCGAGCGCAGTAGGAGTCACCCTTAGACGTACCGGGCTTAACACGAGGTCCGCCACCTTTCGCCTGCCCTGCTTGGCCGTAAGACACCTTCTTACCAGACGCGGTGCGCTTGACTCGCGCCTTACCCTTACGGGGCTTAAGTGCGTTACGCGCGGCCTTACGTCGTTTCTCTTTCAGGGACATGACTACCTCTTCTTGCCTTTGTGCAGACCATGTTTGGCGTACTGCTTACCCGCTGCCTTAGCTTTACGCTTAACAGCGTTGGCCCTAGCTAGCTTCTTCGTGCCACGTAAGCTCTCGATTGTCTTTCGGGGAGCGTATACTTCGCCGGTGTCCTTGCTTTTTTTGCCGGAGGCAGTGGTCCAGTCTTGGTCGGTCCAACGCTTGAGGGACTTCTGGGTCTCCTTCATTTGTACCCCCCGCCTTTCTCCTTGTACCGTTTGGCAAGCATCTGGGCCTTACGGGCGGACCACTGACCGGGAGCGCCACCTTTGCTCCCAGCCTTGATGGCTGCGAACAAACGCTTACGCATCATAGGCTTGGTGTAGTTACCCGCTTCGTTGACTCGGCTCTCGCTTTTCTTCTTTTTCTCGGCCATCAGTTCTCCTGCGGAGGCTCTTCCTCTTTGCTCAGGGCACGGCGAGCGGCTTCAAATGGCATGG